GTCGCTATCGCCGCGATAAGCGCTGCTGTCGGTACGATCTGAAAACTGTCGTAGTTGGCAAGCGGCTGCAACACGACGGTGTAATGCAAGCCGAGCGTCGCCGGCAGCTTCGCCGCGCCGTACGTCACCTTAACGCCTTGCTCGATATACAGCTTCGCCGGGCAATTGCACGGCACGCCTGCCGCCACCGGGCCGAAGTGAAACGCGACGGCTGTCGTTGCGACGGACATTGCTATTGCCCCATGATGTTGCCGAAGTCGGGACCACGTACGGGCGCGGGCGAGCCTTCGGGCCACCACGCTTCGTTGCCTTGCTGGCGACGCCGGTTCATAGCACGACGGCGCCGGGCTTGATACACCTTCGGATCGGCGAGTTCCGCGAGGCTGTCAAAGAAGTAGCGTTGTATCACGAGCCGTGCCGGCCAAAGCGCCGAGACGACAGGCGTGTAGCGCCGGGCGAACTCCACCGCCTTGGCAGCCGTGTTCACGCCCTCTTTGCCGCCGAGCCCGTCAGACATTTCCACCCATCCGAACGGCTTCCCGAACACGAGGTCCGTGACGTCGCCAGCCAACGACACGAGAGGGCCGGCTGCCGTCTCTTCCGGTCCCTGCCCGAAGCGGTTGACGCCTGCGAAGAGGAAATCACCCATGATCCCGAGAGCGCCGCCAGCGAGCGCCGCACGGCCCCAAAACGTCGCCGTGTCCATCGGCAGTGGATCGCGGCCTTGTGTAATCTCACGGTTCTGTATGCCCATCGCGCCGACGAGCGTCATTGCTGCCGCCAAGCCTGCCACCCATCCGACGCGACCCGCACGGTTCGGGTTTGTCATCGCCAGCCGGCCGTACGTCATAATCATCGTGTAGGGAAAGTTCTTGAACATGGCGAACGAATGTAAAAGCGCGCCGTGCATCGTGTCTGGTCGTGTCGTACCACGCAGTGCAACAGATGCCTCTATGGTGGCATCCGGCACCATGTTGCGCCCCTCTTCGTGCATCATGCCTTGAAACTTGCGGTACAGCGCATCGTTGCTCTGTACGAAGTCGATCGGCCTTAACAACTTCACACCGGGGCGCGGTTCGTACATGCTGCCGACACGGAACGCGTTCCAATCTTCTTCCGTGATACTATGACGCTCAAGCATCTCGCGGAACGGAAGCTTGTCGAACTTCGTCTTGGCGTTACGCGCAAACATGCCCATGAATTCGACGCTGTTCGCCAGTCGTGCCGCCTCCGTGTGCTGCGTCATCAACGACGCACGCATGGTTATGTCAGCAAGACGTCGTGTGACGGACGGCGCGAGCGTACCGATCCCGGTAAAACGCTGCGTCGCGTACATCGCATTGACCACACTGTCATGCACGAAGCCGGATTGCGCGCCGATGTCGCGCATAAGCTTGCGATCTGTGACGAGCGCATTGACGTAAAACTGCACGCCGGCAAACGGCGACATCTGATTGAAGCCCTTTACGAATGCCGACGTGATGAAGTCGCCGGGGATCGCGAGCAACGATGCCGAACCGAGCAACGCCGACGTGAGCACATTCGACGTACCGACAACGGCGCTGCCGAAACGGCTGTGCGGGTCCATCGCGTTACGTTGCAACACGACCTTTGCCATTTCATCGAATTTCTGTGTGATGATGGCTTCGGTCTTTGCTTGTACTGCGCCGCCAAGCGCAGACGCCCGCTTGAGCGCCATACTGCGGATTTGCTTTATGCCCGCTTCCGGATTTGAACCGAACACCCGTACAAGTGCAGTACGGTGCGCCTGTGCTTCGATATGCGATGCCATTACGTCAAATACGTTTCCGTCACCGTAACGTTGATGCTGCTCAAGCCAGCTTGCCGCGTCTTTATAGACCAAGAAACGGTGTGCTTCCAACTGATTGCCGAGCGATCGGCCTTTGCCGCCATACTTGTTCGGATCGATTTTATTCGCGCCGCCGGATTGCAGTGTAGCGTATACGTCTTTGAGCACTTCCGCGCGCTCACTGACTTTTATTGGCGATCCGTCTTCGTGGCGCATCTTATCCCAAGCGAGTGCACGCATGTGGAACTCCGTCCACTCGCGCTCCTTGTTGAGTAGCTTCGCCGGATTTTGGCGCTGCCCGATCCGGTAATCCGCCAGCTTGTTCATACTGCCGCCGGCCGCGTTAAACCTGTCAACTGCCGCGTCCAGCGTCTTTAGCCATGACTGTGCGATTTGCTTAGCGACGACGTCGCCGCTGTCGTCACCCCATAACTCGCGGATGACGTTTGGCAGATGCGCCGCACCCATCTGCCGGCCGAACGCGCCTTTGCCGACTTTATCGAGCACGTCAGACATGATGGCCCACAACGCGCCACGCTCGTTCTCAAGCTCCGTGGAATAGTTCGTGTGCTTCGCACGCGGATCGTGTTCAAACCATGCTATCGCCGCCCGGCCGTCAGGCGTGCCAGCATTGGTTTTCCCGAACACTGCGTCGTTGCGGCTGTACTCGACAAAGCCGCGACCGTGCTGCGCTGCCTTCACCAGATCGGCAGCGGCACGCTTGCCCTTCTCTTTCAACCGATCCGACAACTCGCCGAATAGCTGACGCATCGCGATCGTATTCGCGTCCGCTTCGGTACGCCCCTCAAAGACGTATCCGTCGACGAGCCCGTCAAACCGCTCTGTAAGCTGTTTGATGCGCTTTTCGCCGAAACCTTTCTTCTTGAGATTTTCTTGCACGCAGCGCGTGAATGCGGGACTTCCCGGCATGATTAACCCTCGACTTCGGCCGCAGCCATCGGACGTACAGAGCATGACGTAACAGCCTGCATCGCTATCTCGTCGTCCTGCACGTCTTTGAGATATTCACGCACCGTGATTTCGCGAAAGCCGTCGCCGTCTTCCTGCGGAACCGTGATGCGTTCGTTAAGATCGAGTTCCGTACCATCGGCGAGGATAAGCGGCCGATCCGCATCTTCTGCTGTAGACGCTTTGACGTCCGTCAAGAATTGGTCGATTGCTTCGTCAAGCACCTTTGCGTCTTCCGCTACGATCGCAGCAATAGCGTCTGCTGCGTCCGCATCCGGCCCGAGCTTCGATGTAACTTCCGGCCGGCTGGCGACCATAGGTACTTGATCGGCGATCGTCTCGTACACCGTTACTTTCGATGCAGTGAAACCGACTTCGACGTCCGCTTCAAGATGCGGCGTGTCAAATACCGGCGTATCACGGTCGTTACGTTCGCGTATGAATGCAAGCGCGTCTGGATCGATTTGCTCACGAAAAGCCCACTCCCCTTTAGCCGCTGCGTACGCACGACTGATGACGGGCGCGAGATCGCGTTGCTGTTCGTCCAACTTCATGAGCCGTTCGCGCAACTCCGCATCACTTGCGCTTTCCCTTACAGGCTTGTCGCCGAACTCCCGCTTACGTGTATCGCGAAGAGCCGCCAGCCTGTCGTCAAGCCTTTTCGCCGCCTTGCCTTTCGCAGCTTTCCGTTGCGCTTCAAGCAAACCGATCTGTGCGTCAATTTCTGCCGCAACTCCCGCTTTGACATCTTGCGCTTCCCGCTTCGGTACGTCGCGTATCATTGCGCGTACGTTTGCCATCTGTTGCGATATCTTGTCGTACAGGCGGAATGCTTCGGGATCGACAGTGCGTGCAATTTCGTCAACGCTTTCCACACGTGACGCTGCCGCGCGGTACGGCGCGCCGATATGCGTTGATACATCTGCCGGACGCGGACGTGTGTCCATCGCCGGCAATGCTTCCCATGGACGCGGCCCGCCGACATCATTCAGTTGCAGATCGAGCGCCGTCAGATCGCGGTTAAGCCGCCCCTGCGCTACGCGGGAGGGACCATAATCCGTACGCCCGCGATCGACGAGTTGCATGAACGCGTCAAAGTCCGACAAGATATCAACACGTTCGATAATCGGCCGCTCTTCGTACTCGATCCTGTACGACGGAATGACTTCCGGTGCGGGCGGCTCGACAGGTGCCGGCCGGTTGCGCAGCGCTGCCACAAGCGCAGCCCGACCGTCCGCCGGGGGAGGCGGCGCGGGATCGTTCGGCGTGTTGCGGAACCAACGCCGCCCAACAGCGCCGAACGCCTCGCCGACGCCCTGTAGCGCCCCGCCGAAGGCTGCGGCAGCGCCCACGGACCAAGCGCCTTGTTCGGCGCCGTAATCCAAGCCGAGTAAACGTCTGTTCTCTTGTACGCCGGTAAACTGGTTTATGGCTTCCGTGAGCCCTTGCACACCGGACTGTCCGGCGATACGTCGCAAGACTGTACGGCCGGCGGCGCCGACTGGCGCTGTGATGAAATTAGTCGGGTCTGTGCGTATGTCCATAGAAGCGACAGCGCCACCAAGAAAACCGCCAATTGCGCCTCCCATGGTTGTCTCGCCACGATCCCATACGCGTTCAGCTTCCTTCGCTTTCGCTTTGACGTCTTGCCAAAGCTCGCGGTACGTCTTGAGCCCGAGGTCAGGATGCTTTGCTTTAAGCTCTTCAATTTCACGATCACGCTCACCGAACGTCTGGCTTTCGACGCCAGTCCCGCCGTCTTCATAGAAGCGCGTAATATCGGTGTAACGCTTACTGTTTACCCACGGCGTGAAGCCGCCGAATACGTCGCCATCGTCGCTGTCATTGAGCGACCGAAGCTTGACGCCCGCCGCCTTGGCACGGCTAATCTGTTCTTGCTCTGCTTCCCGCAATGCGACTTCACGACCCCATACGGAGTTCGTACGCTGCTGACTTTCATACGACGCTTCGAATGCACCGAGAAAGCCGAGACGCGGCGGCTTCGCACCGCTGCCGGCAGACGGAAGATCGTTATCATCGCCGAGAATATAATCGACCATTACATATTCCTCGCCGCGTTCTGGCGTGCACGCAGTCCGCCCCGTAGCCTGTCGGTTCCTGCAGGAGCGTTAGCGGAGACAATCCACCAGAGTTCGTTAGGATCGGCGACGAATACGTAAGGCGTCGGTGCTGTTCCGGTACGCGGCGGTTCCGTGAGCAAGTAATCATCGCCGCCCATCTGGATCATGTACTTATTGTTGCCAACGGCCTTGAAACGCCCTTCGCGCGCGATTTCGTCTGGTGTGACCAATGTGCCATCGGCGTAAACCGGCGGCTGCCCTGTCGCCGACAAACGCGCGTAGTCGACAGTGGACATATTGTCGAGTGCCGCTTCGAACGTATCTTCGTTGACACCTTGCGGCAGAATGGTCGTTTCGCCGTTAACGGTGCCTATGCGACTGCCACCGGGGCGCCCGCCGAGCACGGCGTCTACCGAGCGTTCAAGCGCTGCGCTGTCTGGTGCTACGCCAGATACGGCACGATCCGGCCCGCGCGCTACGTACGTTTCGGCGTAATGTGCAAGCGCAGCATCGCGTATCGCTTGTACGCGATCCGGCGGCACACCGTTAAGCGAGCCCTTCACGATCGCGTCGAAAGCATTCGCGTAGTCACGCGTAGCGAACGTTTCTTTGAGTTGCTTGTCATCCGTCAACCGTGTACGCCCGCGCACGACTTCGGCAGCAACGTCCGGCGCCCCGGCCATCGCGACACCCGCTGCGTGTTCGAACACCTTGTCCGTCTGCCCAAGTTGCTTGAACGCCGCACGCGCAACGTCCCGGTTCATGGACATAAGCGACGTCATGACAGCAAGCTTATCGTCGATCGTACCCGACGATATGGTTTGCGACATCTGTGTCACTTCATCCGTCGTCAGCGGCGTCATGTTCTCGTACGTGATGCCGTTATTCTCGGCAACCTTAAGTGCTTGCATGCCGCGTGTTACGAACGACTGCGGGTCGGACGGATCGAGCGGTGCGAGTTGAATAAGCCCGGTGTCGTTGCCATCCTTCATCATGTTATTCTTGAGCACGTCGCGCTTGAGACGCAGCAAATCGTCACGCGCCTGATTTTCAACGTACGCGCCCGGCGCTGCGCCTGCCGCCGATCCCGAGAGACGGCGTGCATGCGCCACGCGGTTTTCCCATCCGTGCGCGTTCTCCGGGTCTTTTTCGGACCAGCCTTTCGGCCGCTCATAACCGACGAATGCCGACGCCGCTTCGTCCGCCGTACGCGCACGCTTGAGCACGGAGAAGGCTTGTCCTTCCGTTCCGTTCAACTCGTGCAGTACGAACAGCAGTTGCGTCTCTAGATCATTCCACGGTTTGTTGCGTGACGCCGCGAAAGTCTTAAGCGCCTGCGCCCGTTTGCCATTCCATTGACCAATACCGATACTATCGGAACCGTCGCGTCCGTCACCGCTATTAATAGCATTCGGGTTGAGGCGTCCGCCTGCCTCCCATACAAGATTTCCAACAATACCGCCTGCTTGCTCGGCGGTAAGCCCGTTCGAGATATACAATTGCATAGCTCGCGCTTCATCCGGCGACGCACGGCCCTTGAAGCCCGTTTCTGCCTTGTCACGACGCGCCTGTATTTCATGCGGCGGAAGCTTACCTTCATCGCGGTACACCTCTTGCCGCTTCACGACGGCGTAGTAGTCGCGGATTTGCTTATCCGATCCGTACTTCTCAACTTTCTTTTCCAGATCGCGGAGTTCTTGAGGATCGATAAGCGTCGTCGGATCGTTGGAACGCGACTTGAAGTCTTCAAGCGACGCTGTAATTTCCGCGCGAGTACCCGACGTGATCGACGTACGCGCCGCATCGATCGCGTTCAATTGCCGATCGTACTCGGCGCTATCGAATTGATCTGCCCACTTCTTGTCTCTGAGTTCCTTCTCAACGGCGTCGATACCTTCGATCGTCGTTGCGCTGTCACGCATGCTGTCAAAGCGCGCCTGCACAAGCCCCTGCCGGAACTTCTGCTGCATGACGAACTTGTCACCTTCCGCGATACCCGTACGCGATGCAATGACGTTATCGCCATCCGTCAACGCTTGATCGTACGCAGTCGGATCGGAGCGCACGCGATTAATGACGTTCGAAAGCCCATCATTGGCTTCCGTCTTGCTCTTGCTCTCCATGGACGCAATTTCGAATTGCGCCGCGTTCTGCATGACGCCCGGCTTGCGGCGCAACAGCGTCTCTTTGACCGTGCGCCGCGTCCAATCGTCCTGAATACTATTGGTCTGTTCGTTCACCCAATTATCGTAGTCGACACCCGTACTACGGTAGAAGTCCGGCGCGCCCGGCGCCGCAGCGTTACGCCGATCCAGATCACGCTTGCTGTAATCTGAATTGGCGATGATGCTCGCTGCGTCTTCCTCGCGCGACTGCTGCCGCCGCTTGTCGATAACCGCAGCGATCCCGTCGATCGCCTGCGCACTCTGCTGTAACGCACGTCCTGTCTGCGAACCGAACATTTCTTCGTTCGCGTATACATCGGGCGCGCCGACCATTACAGACTGACGAGACGTGACTAACGGAATTGCAGGCATGTTACCCTACCAGTGTCATGCCGGCGCGTTCTGCACCGCCGAGCAATTGAGACGTAAAGCTGAGCGCTCGCGCGTCTTTCGCGCTTTCGGCTTGCAAGCGTGACAGCTTGGCTTTTTCCGTGTAGCCGAGCGCTTCCATGTGCCCTTTATAGCGCGTCTTCTGCACGTCAAGCTCAACTTCCATCGCGCTATCTTCAAGCACGTCAAGCGGCGAGCCCTCCATGGTCAAACCGCTCGCACCATATTGCGCGCGTATCGCAGATAGCTTGCGCCGGCCTTCCCGGCGTTGGCTTTCCGCTTCGCTCTCCGTCTGCTGCAACACAGTGCGCGCATTGCGATCGGCGACGCGCGCGTTATACTCCGATGCTGCCGCTTGTGCGTTAAGCTGCTGTACGGCGCCGAGCCCGCTGACGACACCGGCCGCAAGCTGTAATCCGGCTACTAGTGCGACTGCCGTCATTTGCTCACCCGCGAATACATCACGACGTCCGCACCGTTTGGTGCGTACGCCTCAAGCGTAACGGCTTTCATGGGATCGAAGCCGAGTGCTTCCGCCAGCCGGTGGCCGGCTCTGTTATCAACGTAAACCGTCATTTCGATGCGCCGCGCCGGGAAGGTGTCGAGTACATAGCGCATCTTGCGCAGGATCGGCAACGCGTGCTTGCCGGCCTCGCGATCGAGTAGCGCCCAAGCCTCATAGCGTCCCGACCAATAGGGCACGAGCCCGGCTGCCCCGACGCAGCGTTCAGACGCCCAAGCCGACATACCGAGGGACGTAGACAGCACCGCCGCCGTATCGGGCGCAGTGAGCATCGCGTAGTCAGTCGTTTGAACGTCTGCGACGCGTATGTGTTTCAGGTGCTCCGGGTGCAGCTTCACGAACGTAAGCATCACCGATCCTGCGTCATGAGTTGCGGATAGAGCGCGACGACATTGAGCGGATAAGGATCGTCTTGCCGGAATGCGATAGCGCCCCGGTTATCATAGCCGATCGGCATTTGCACCGGCTCGCCGATGAACGTCGCCAGCGCCGGGCGATCGTTGGTGCTATAGTCGTCTTTATAGAGAATGTCTTCCCATTCGTACGCGCCGTCAGTTTCATTGTAGCGGCCGATTTCGCCGCCCCAGCTATCCCATACGAATGGCGCTACCAAGTTGGCGCGTTTGATCTTGCCTTGTGACGTGCCGTCCGCTGCGCCAGCTTCAAGCCGCGACGTTTCGCCGTACGAAGAGAAGCCCCGGCCGACAACGATGTTACTCGCCAGTACGTTGTTCGGCAGTGTAAGCACGCCGTTCGTGACGGGAAGCCCACGGAACTTCACACCGTCCATAAGCCCGTCGACTTCCACGCCCTCAAGAAACCATAGATCGAACACTTGATTGGTGGGGGCGCCAGTGTAGCGCTTGCCGCAATCGACGAAATGCGCGCCGTCAAGCGTCATGCCGAAATCCCATAGCGGCGTAAGCTTTTCGATAAAACGCCGTGTCTCGCCGTCAACCTCGCGGTCGATAACGAAGGCTGTCAGATCGGTTGTGTTGTCGGCGGACGGCAACGTGCTTACGGACGTCACAACGCCGCCAAAGTCATGTCGGTGCCATCCGATGACGTCATGCTCGCGATTGTACGTGAGCGCTATGACGCTGCCGTCCGCGCGCCGCACCCACATTATGCTGTACGGCTCTTCGGCAAACGCCAACTCTTCGAATTGGCTTATAGTCAGATGCGACGCAAACAGCGAGAGCGACGGTGTACGATAGCCATCCGCTTCGAACACGTACGCCATTTCACGAAGGTTACGCTTAGAGCGCTGCACAAAAAGAACCTGCCGATCCGACTTGACCGGCTCAACATATGCCGAACCGCGTTTCGTCGAATTACGGGCACGTATGCTGCGTGCCGTGATCGCGCTGTCAGATGTAGACGACGACGTAATCACGAACTCACCCGCACCTGTACCAACGAGCACGCCGCGTTCATCGCTTTCCAGCCAACGCACGCGTGACGTGCGAGCACCGTTCAGGCGCACGACCAACGCGCCGTCGTCCAATACTTCGTTGGTCGACGACTTCTGCGTGAAGTCGTCGTAGCCGCCAGTGCGGGACGCAACAACGATGCCGGGCGCACCGAACATGCCGCTTTCCCATAGCCTGTCTTCGGCGAACGTCGCACATGTAGGCCATCCGATCGTATCGGAGAAATAGCCTAGCTGCCATTCAATAATCGGCTGTGCATCGAACATCGGCTCGCCTTCGTAGTGAATACGAATGGTCGTCGCGTTCGTGACTTCTGTAATGCGCGCGATGCGCCAAATGTTATCCGCACCTTTCAGGCGCAATAGCCGATCGACGTCCGACGCCAAGAAACCTTGTCCATTATTGACGTCGGAATAGTTGCCACTCAAAACGACGTCAGCATACGGTATCGCTGGATCGGTGCTCGCTTGAAATATGATTTCACCGATACGCGCTGCGATATTTCCTTCCCCTACAAGCTTGTAGACGTTTAACTCATACTGCTGATACGCGATCGTGTTCGTCAGGTTGAACATCGGGGTGCAACCATTGTCGTACACAACATGCCCAGCGCGACGGTCCAACATGAACCATGTTCCAGACGTGCCGACGCGCGCCCTAAGCGAGAAATCACTCGGCGCCGCATCCGTCGCCGAGTATCGATTGTTGTCAGCGTCTTCAATGTTGTTGTCACGGCTACGGTGTATCTTGTAACCGTCGACTACGATGGGCTCGCCGAAGTCGAATAGCATGTACGCTTCCTGCGCTGGCGATGCCGGCGCTGGCGCGGCGACTTGGAACCATGTCTCCGCGCTCTGATCGAGTAGCGCGCTATTGGTGTGACCGCTCTCGGCAGTGGACGAAGTTACGGATGCGTTACGTGCACGACCGCTGTCGTCCGGTTTGAGCGTGCCCATCTTCTTGCCGGTATGATCGATGAACGGCCCGCCGACGTACACGCGCTGGGAATAGCGCCAGTCGTAACCGCCATAACGCCGCAGCAGCGCCGGCCGATGCCCATCGCAATATATGTACACCGTATCTTCAAGTGTGAGCATACGGATGCCACGCGCCTCGACATCGGTATAGGGCAAGCCGACGTGATACACACGCGCCGCTGTCATGCCGGGATACTCGATCGCCGAGCCGGGAAAGTTGGCGTCAAGCGTGTAATCGTCACCGAGCTTGGAAACGATATTGAACGTACGCCCGTTAAACGCAAGCGCACCCGGTAGTCCGTTGATGACGACTTGATCGCCCGGTTCCGCACCCAACGTCGCGGACCTTATGACGAAAGGTACGGTGCTCTCAACCGACGCGACAGGCACCGCCGGATACGTCTGTACGCCGCTTTCGAGCACGAAGCGCACGCGTCCATCTGTGAACTCTAACCACAGCGATTGATCTTCATTGTAAATGAATGGTTTGAGCGTGCTGTACTTGTCGTCATAACACGCTTCGGTAAGTATCTCCGTCCCGCTACGACGCAACGCCGGCCCTTGCGGTGTGACAACCATATTAAGTAGGGCTTTCATCGAAGCCGGATAACGTTCGTAATCCGTCCGGCCTTCGACGAGTACGGAGTATTCGCCCGCGTTGAACGAATTGCGAGCGGGCGATGCCTTAGCCATTTAGCAGCCCCAACGTGCGGTAAGCCAATCGCTGTGTTCGTCTTCTGTGCCGATCGTCTCGACTTCCAGAATATAGGCGTTGATACGACCGGCTTTCGCTACAGCCCTATCGTAATTGGCGTCCGCCGTCGCTTGCTTCGTGTTGGACTGAGTTGCGGCCTCGACATTTTCTTTCGCGATCCGACAGCCCAGCACTTCCACGAACGTTGGGGGCAACATGGACGTTTCCACACGTCGCGTGTACGTCAACCGCAACGTGCTCTCTGTGTCGTGCAGTTTGTCGCCGTACTGTATCCACGTGGAATGTTTCGTCTTCCACGGATATAGGCAATCGACCGGGAGACTGTAGACGTAGCGGCGACGTACGCTAGTGTCCGTCAACACTTCGCTTGGTGTAAGCGTTACGTACGTGCGAGCAAAAACCCAACGGCGCTGCGTAAGTTCGTCATCGCGCCAATGATCGAAACCAAGCGCAATCAGCTTCTCAAGCTGCGTCTTCGGTGGATCGAGATTGTTAACGAGATTGGCCGCGATCTTGACGAGCCCGATATTCGCAATATCCTTCGGGGTGTACGCCATGATCGCGGCCTTTCTCTAGAGGGGGCAGGCACGTCCTGTACGATCACTCGTACAGGTAAGGCAGCATCAACTCCAATTGCGCCGCCGCCGGAATGGTGCCGCCGGTCACGGTGCCGTACACGACGATGCCGCTGCGCGAATACATGTCGCCTTTCAGATCGGCAGTGTTGATCGTGACGAGCGCTGCCGCCGACACGTTCAGCCCCGATGCGAAGGCGTCATCGTCTTCCGCCACCGGATTGACGCCGCCGCCCGGCGCCTGCGACTGGTACGCGCGATGACCAATCTTGAGGACGCGCGACGCACCGAGCGCCGAACACCGCAGCCGACCGAGCCACGGCAGTACACGAACGCGGCCGGGCGGCAGTCGGAAGAATTCGACGAACGAACCGTCGTCGCCGGCCGCCGCGCCCTGCGTGACGAGCCCCGTCATGAAACGAAGCTTGCCATGATCGTTGATCGGATAGACACGCGAACCTTCGATGAGGTTCGGCGCCTGCGTGGTCGTGATTGCCATATCTGCATTCCTTCGTTTGCGTGACGACTGCTAGGTAAAGCTTATCAGCTTTCCTTGCACTCGCACTGAAACACCTTGCCTTCCTCCTGCCGCGTTGCACCGGCGGTGAACGTGGCATGGATTTGCTTGATGTTGTTCTTGTCGGGACGGTTGTTGATGATAATCGTCAACGCATCCCATTCGCCGAAGTGCATACCGTCCGGCACCCACGCGGGGCACTGGCGGATAGTCCCCGACGACTGGTACGTCGGAATGCCGTTGCCGTCGTAGTCTTCGAACGGCAGGAAGTTGAAGCCCATGAAAGACGACACTTCGCCGTCCACCAGCGGCTTGACGCTGTTGTAGTCGATCGAACCGACTGCCGTTTCGCCGAGCAGACTGTCCGTCTGTTCCGCCGTCACCGCGATGAGCGGCCGAACGCCACGCAGATCGACATGACGCTTCTTGATAAGCTTGCGCAGCGAACGCAGCTTGGCGACGGTCAGATTGGTACCGCCGTGCGGTACGACGTCCGCCACCGGGAAGACGACATCTGTCGTGCCGTCTTTGCCGGCCTTCGCCGTGGCGAAAAACTTCGCCATGACGATGTCGTCCATACGGCGCGCCGCCGCCTCGCGCATACGCTCGACGTACGGCGACGTCGGATCGAAGATCATCTTGAGCGTGTCGAGACGATCGACGAGAATTGCGCAGTCGTACTCACGACCGCTGATCCAGCGCTGCGTGTGTTCGACTTCCGTCAGCTTCGTATCGCCGTACGGGCTGTCGCGTTCGATGAACGTCACCGGGCCGATGAAGTTCACAAGCTGCACCTTCTCGCCACGGTACGAGCCGCGCGAGACGAGCGGATAGAGGACACCGCCGCGCTTGGCGAGGACGGTGCGGACGTTGTCAGTGTACATCTTCACGTGCGCTTCCGGCACGGAATAGGATGCGATGGTTTCCACGACGGGCATGGGATGGTCCCTCTAGAGCTACGGGGATAAGCGCTCTTGAGGGGTGTTCGGCGGGCGCCGGCCCTCTCGGCGGAAAGAAGGCGCCGGGCGAAGCGCCCGACGCTTTGTCGCGAACCTAGTGCACGCCTTGCTTTGCGTCAACTAGACCAGAGCGTAAAGCCGTTCCATTTCTTTAACGGCCGAGGCGTGTTCCGGGTTGTGCGGATCGAGGAATTTCTTGTTGAACGCTTCGTCGGCGCGCAGCGTGTCAATCCGCGCTTGCGCCTGTTCCTTCGTCATCTTGCCGTCAATGCCGCCCTTGCCGCTTTCGCCGGTCGTGAGCTTGCCCTCCGACGAAAGTTCGCCGAGCCGCGACATGATGGTTATCATGGCCGCTGCGCCGATGTTCGCTTCCGCTGCCGCAACGACGTCTTCCGGCAGCCCGAGCGCCTTGAATGCCGTACGACCGTCCGCAAGAAACTTATCGTAATTGGCGCCGTGCTTCGTCTTGAGCGCTTCGATCTGCGTTTGCTGCTGCGTCGCGTATTCCTTGCCGGCGTCTTCCGCGTATTTGTTTTCGAACGTCAAATACATGTCGGCCATCTGCTGCGCTTTGGCCGGCGGCAAGCCAAGCTTGAACGCTGTTTCCTTCGCCAGTCCGACGAGCTTATCGTCCAGCGTTACGCCTTCGGGCGCTTTGATTTCGTATTTGTCCGGCGCTTCCGGCCGACCGAGCTTCGTGTAGAAGTCGTTCCACGTTGCTTCCGGCGCGTCCGCTGCCGGCATGGTCAAGCCGGCTTCTTTCTGATTGTACGCCTGATTGAGCGCATAGTAGCTGTCCGCAAGTATCTGCGGATTGGCGTAGTTCTTGGTACGCACGAGGTCCTTTGACGGACCATCCGGTAGTGTCTCGTACCACGGCTTGTCGCCGACGTTCCATGCGGTATCCGCCTTATCGCCCCACGGCGCCACGACGGGCGCAGGCGCCGGCGGTACAACAGCGGGATCGCCTTCGGCTCGCGGCACGAGGTGCAGCGCGAGGTGTTCGTAAGCGAAACGGCGGAACATAAGCTTATCCTTCCTTGATAACCATGTTTTGGAGGGTGCCGAGCGGCAACGTAGTGTAGTCGCTTATGCGACGACACATTTCGTAACGTCCCGAAAGCAAGACGTGGATACGCTCGTTTTCGTGGAACGTTGATGTATTGAAGCGCGCGAATGCCTGCAAGTCGGCGAGCACAAGTTCAACGTCGGGGTCGCCGTCCTTGAACACGCGCTTATACGCTTCTTGCGTGCGCTTGACATGCGCGGCAAGTTGCTGCGCCTGTTCGCTTTTGAACTTCTTCGCTTCGGCTTGCGGGTCCGTATGCCGAAGCAAGTCGTCATCCGTCATATCCGACATTTCAGCCAAGGCGCTTGTCTCCTTGCTTCATTGCCGTGGATACGACGCCAGCGATAGCCGGCGCCTGTTCGATAATGGATTGCGTGTCGCGCTCTTCCGAACGCTGTTCGCGAATGCTTTCGAGACTGCCGGCATCGCGCATCCACCGTGTACGCGTGCCGAGAATATCGGCGATTTCCGGTATGGCGGTATCCAGATCGAAATGATCGAGGTGCGACGGGTCCTGTGTCGCTTCCGCTGCACGCAATGCGAATTCGAATGCACGCTGGAAGCCTGCCACTTCGTCGGCATACTGCATCTTCGCCAACGGCGAGCCGTACGTAATCTTGTACTCGCCCTTCGCTTCGATAAGTTCCGGCGGCATGGGCTCCATGACGCCGTTTTCGATCATAAGTATGAGTTCGCGCTGCGTGACAGGTGCGAGGTACTCCGATTGCCCGCGCCCCATCGTCGGTGCCAGCAACGACCCGCGATCCGCCATCATTTCGACGACTTGCGTCGCCGTCATGTTGGGGTTGTCAAGCAACACTTGAAACAGCGTGACAAAGAAGCTGTCTCGAATATCTGACCGATCGTCTTGTAGAACCGTCTCGGCCGGTGAGAATTCGCCGACTTGCAATGGCTGTACGAGCGGTTGCCCTTGCTTGGTCAGTCCGCCGTAAATCAGTCCGTTCGGTCGGACGTCCACACGCCCGTTAAGTACACCGTCGTCGTTGATGAGCAACGGCGGTTCGAGCATCTTCTGCCCGCCCTTGATAATCGATTTCTTGGTTGCGCTCGCTCCGCCCATGGCGCCGAGTGCCGTCATCGCCGGACTGTAGCCGTAAACGTCACCCGGCTCTGTCGAGATACGCGGTGTGACGTACGGATTGCTGGCGAAACCTTCTTCCGCGCCGATATACTCGGCGTCTTCCACGCTAATGTAGCGTCCGGCCCACGGATGCCGCCGCGCATTCAACGCCAACGGATCGTAATCGTCACGTACGTAAACATAGTGTACGATTTCGAAATACTTCGTTTCCGATGGCCCGCCGGGCTTTATGAGTTCCGTTTGTATCTTCGCGGGCACCGCGACACTGTTACCCCACTTCAAACGGAACTGCCGAGCATTCATGAACATGCGTCGGAAGATGGCGATAACATTGCCTTCGTCGTCGACCAATACATACACGTCGCGTACGGGCCATGTCTTGTACGACATACCCGGCGACGCACGCAGCGCGCCGGCCCGCCCCCACACGATGCTTTTGACGCCATGTCCGTATGTGCCGATGCTGTTGTACACCTCGGCGGACATCTGCGTCCAACGCGCACTTGGATCGCGTCGATACTTGAACACACGGCGCGTCAGCCGATCGAACCAGTCGCGCACATTGTATACGCGCATAAGATCGTCATTATCGGCGACGAGTTTCTGATAGATGATATTGTCCGGCGATAGCATACGCTGCAATACTGCTGCGTACTTCGGTAGCGACAGCGCACCAGTCGCATCGTACGACAAACGTTTCGACGCACGTGTGCCTACCATGTTGGTGGCCGGGCCGTCCGTCTGCCATTGCGCGAAATGACGCGGCAGCACGTGCGCTGCCGCCATCTTCCAATCCTCTTCGTACGCCGAGCGGATGGACTTCGCTTCGTTGTAGCGCTTGAGATCGTCTTCCGCCGTCATGCCTCAAACTCCGCTGCCGCCGAGCAGCCGCACCGTCGCGCTGGAAAGACTGGAATTCGGGACGCCGAGAGGCCCGGAAAAGCCCACGCGCCCGCCACGGGCGGCAAGAGCCTGTCGGCGCTGTTCGGCCCCGGCGGCGGCAATCTCTTCGTCCGTCCGCTCCGGGGGAGGCGGCGGCGTGGGCACCTTCGGCGTCTTGGGTTTCAGCAGTCCGGACATGGCGCAGCCTCAGTGTGTGAGCGGATCATACTCGTGAACGGCTTCCCGCCGCACCATAGCGTTGTTCCGCATGTTGACGTCCCGGCGCGCTATGTTGACAGCGAAAGTGAGCGCTAAAGTATCCGCACGATCGGGCGATGACAAGCCCGTCCGTTTCTTCATATCTTCTTTGCTTTCCAGCTTGATACGCTGTTCGTGCCGATCGAGTTCGTACAAGATTGACGTAAGCTGCGTAATCAGTATCGGATCATCAGCGTACAGACAGCCGACCGTACGTATCCAATCACGCATCTTCGCCCATATCTCGTCACGCACCTTGACGTAATGTTCCGGTGCCGATGACATCGCGCCGGGATGCACTTCGATAATTTTGTAGCCGCGATCGCGACAGATATCAATGACGCCTGCACCGACGCCCGTACTTTCGATGATTACGGCGTCCGGTCGCGTTCGATTGATCTGGTCAATGACGATCGCTGCTAGCTTGACTGTGGATAGTCCTTTGAAGATGAGTTGCTTGCGGGAACGCGCGTCGCGTCCTTGCCGCCATCCAATGACGCTTTCGTCATCGCCGAACCGCGCGACGTCAACCGCCATGATGATCGGAGCGCCGGGATCGTAGTCGAGTTCACGATTGCAAGCATCATGTACGTCATCGGTACTAATGAAGCCGTTGTACGCCTGATTGGGGAACTGACCATACACGCGAACTTTTGCTTCATTGCTATCGGCGCCCCACATGTTGATGAGGTTGTTCAATTCCGTCTTGTTCGTGTGCGAGACTTCGCGGCTGTCAATGTTCTCAAGGTCGAACATCGCTTCGTGCTTATCGAAGCAATCAGCGAATGGTCCGTCCGGCCGTGTCGGATTGCCGAACGCAAAGAAGAAACACTCGCCGTCCGTAAGCGCGCCTTGTGCGACTTCCCAAACCTTCGCATCGATACCCGACGCTTCGTCGAAAATGATGAAGACGGTTTTGCCTTCGTTGTGTAGACCGGCGAACGCTTCGGTGTTTTCTGCCGACACAGTAACGGCGTTCACCATGTAATTTTTACGCTTGTCTTCCGGGTACTTCGCAAAGTAGTACGACGTCGCTGTCCACGTGAACCAATGCTTGCACAGCAGCAGATTGTGCCACTTCGCCAATTCGGGCCATGTCTTCGTTTCCAACTGACTAGCCGTGTTCGCCGTCACAACGCCGCGCGTGTCCGGCCGGGTCGACATGAGGAACTGGATAAGCCATGCTACCAGCGCCGACTTACCGACGCCGTGCCCTGACGCTCGCGCCGAGCGCCAGACCTTCTTTTCGAACCAGCCTAAGGCGTGCCACAACCCGTTCTCGCGGATATGCTTGCCGAGCTTTTCCAGCAATCGGCGCTGCCAACGCTCAGGCCCTCGCTTGTTCCGCAGCGGATTTGCGCTGCCATCGGCTAGACGCGGCTCGCCCCATGGGTACATATTCAAGACGAAGCCCAGCGGATCGTCGTAGTATTTGGCGACGGTCTCCGCTATCTGCCGTTCTTGATCGAGGGTAAGCGCCATGTCTGTAGTTCCGTACGATACGATGCACAAGGTTATGACGGTGTTGTCGCATATGGCAACCGGTCAAACGAAGAGCCGTGCTTGCTTGGAAGCCGGCATCACCGTTGCAACCTTCAACAAGTACGCACGTGAAAACCAGCAGATCGCCGAATTGCTCGACGAAGCGGAAGACCAAGGATACGACGTTCTTGCCGAAGCGCTTTTGCATATCGATACCGATCCGATTTACGGTACGACCGATCCGCAAAAGATGAAAGTCATATCCGATAACATCAAATGGTTTCTGTCCAAGCGCCGTCCAAAGAAGTACGGCGAAAAGCTACAGATCGAGAATACGCTCACCGTCGATCAAACCATTGTCGATATGCTTATGCGTGGTCGTGATCGCGCGCTTGGCGTGATTGAGGATAAGCGCGACGCGGACGACGCCGAAGTTATCGACGCCGATCCGTACGCCAAGTTCTACTAAGGCGGCGCAATGGAGTAATCCATCGGCAGCGCTGTATCAAGCAAGAAGTCTGTATACGTGTTGTATATGCCGTCCTGCCACATGACGGGCATACGATCGTTGGCGCCGACCGGCGACGCCGGTCGTATCAGCTTGGACGTCGCGCTTGTTGCAATCGTCTGTGACGTCCAGCTATCACCGTTGTCGTCGCTATCCATTTGTTTGATGGTCCACGTACCGCCGCTTTCCTGCGATACATAGATACGAAGCCCATCATGCGGCGCGTTTGCAAAGCAGGCACCACCAATATACGTCGTCGCTGGATTGGCGAACGACGCACCTGCTGCGCCAATCGTTGTCTTGACCGTCCATCCGGCGGCGCTGAAACGATCGCCACCGTTGTACATGGCGATTTTATAGACGCCGCTTCCGTATGCCCCGTTAACCGTCTCCCATAGCAACATCATGTTGCCGTCCGCGCTAACGTCCAACAGTCGCACGCACGAGCCCGCCGCCGGGGAAAAGATCGCCGACAAGCTGGCGTAATCTGCCACAGCACCGGGGCTACCATCATAGAGATTGCCGAGCGTGCCGGCACCGGATACGACGTCGCCTGTCGACGGCACGATTTCGCACATGCGTATCTTGTTGTCGCCGAATTCGGGATGATCGTAAATGAAGGCCCGTATCAGATCGGCGCCAATCTTATTCGTGTTCGTGTAGCACTGCAACGAACTCGAAAACAGGTTACGCTGCTTAGTCCACGATCCGTTAGCACCGTAGTTGTTCGACGTCATGACGCTCCATGCATTCACGGTATCACGTGCGAAGTGCATTAACGTCGCGCCGAAGTCGTGAAGCTGAACGTACGACGCTTCCGTTAACGCCGGTAGTGTGAACTCGGCACCGAGGTTGTTGACGGTACCATCCGGCGATATGCGGGCACGTACCGCACCATCATCGTTGTGCGGCGGATACTGTACGAACAGCGTTCCGTTGCCGAGGAACTTGAAGCCGGCGGCGTTGTGGTCGTCGGCGATGTAGTTTGTGTAAAGCGTCTTGTAGCCGACAAGCTCGCCGGTATAGATGTTGATCGCAATCATGAACTGCCGGCCGGCAGTGCCGACCGCGTTCGTGCCGATACGTCCGGCACCCGTCACATATAGAACGCCGTTGCGTACTTCGCACTGGTTCTTGATCCACCAGCTATATGCGCAATTGAGAATGGACTTGATGCGGTCCAACGCCGACCAGCCTAACAGCATGTCGTCATTCTGCGTTGTCGTGTAGCCCCAATAGCGGCCCTTCTGTCCGAGCCAACGTCGTGTGTTGGTAAGCCCGTTACCGAACCGTATGCGGCGCAATCCTGTCGGAAAACTCGCTTCGGATGTCTGCCCGTTGTACCTGCCGCTGTAGTACCAGCGGTTCGATCCACTCTTCCACCGCCCGCAATGTTGCGCACGTACGCCACGTGACGTCGGCGCGCTCGCAAGGAAACTGCTGTAGTTCACCGTCGCAGCCGTGATCGATTGCCGTATCTGTACGATACCGGCTGGATTTTGTTCGCCGCAATAACCAAGATTGTCGGTCGCCGTGCCGACGTCCAAATCGTCGACCGACATAAGATACTGCGTAACGCCGGTGCCGCCGGCTGGATTGGAATTGAAGCCGGACGAAAAGTGATTGAGTTCCGTCAGGTTCGCGGGTGTGATAACGTAATCACCGTTCGTGTCGTCTTGATAAAGATAGCCAGGTTGATTTGGTCCGGCCGCTGCTGCCGCTGCATACGCTGCGGCGAGACTATCGTACGTTACGCCGCCAACATATGCGCGTCCGCCACCGGGGAACTCGTAATCGACATCGTATAGACGGTTCGTATCCGTCTTCCAAACGGGAGGTGCAGACGGTGTTCCGGGCGTGCTCTTGCCACGCTTGGCTACACCGATGCCGCCACGTGCTACACCGATCTGCATATCAGCCTCACGCGTCCAGAATTTCGACCTTGGTACCGATCGGGCACCGCGCTTCGTAACGCTCGCCAGCACGTATCAGATCGCGTGCTGTCGTCACGCTCGCGTCCGGCGCCGTACCGAACGCGACATAACTGTCAACGTCGACCGTAATCGACGCTACGTCATGATACGCTGTTGCCGATGATGTCGAGGGTGTGTTGCTCACCAGCGCTTCGCTGCCACCGACGTCGCTTGCGTACACCGCGCCGCCCGTGCCGCCCGGCGCAACGACGCGCCGCCATGAAAGATGACCAGCCATTTGAATGGTTCCTCCGCGCGCCACAGATCGACGCAGGCGGGAGGATAGGGCAGGGAGGGGCAAAGAGAAAGCCCCGGCGAACCGAAGTTCACCGGGGCTCCCCTGCCGAGTGCCGCAACCGGGAGGTCATTGGGCCGACCAGATATACCCGGTCACGAAACCTTCGGCAAGTCCTCGATCGCGCCGTGCAGCGTGGGCTGGCGCAGCGAGTTGTACGGCTTGCCGGACAGCGGATCGACGCCAGCGACTTCCGTCGCCTCGCGCTTGCCGGTGTCGCGGATGCGCAGCACCTTGTCGTTGTCGACCATCATCGCACGCAGATGTGCGACACGTTCGTCGACGATACGTTCGAGATCGGCACGCGTCATTGCCGTAGCGTCGCCGCTGTCGGAACGCGTTTCGTCGTACAGCTTGTTGAGTTCGTCCTGCATCTTGCGGAACGTCTCGCCCGTCTGCTGTACGAAGCCTTCGAAGCTGGCGTACTGCGCTTCCATCTTGCGCATACGCTCTTCGAAGTCGCGCGGTTCCGGCTCTTCGACGACGTCACTTTCCGCACCAGCGACTTCGGGATTGCCGACAGTCGTATCGCGCGGCCGATCTTCTTCCGCCGTCGCGCCTTCCTCGCGCTGTTCCGCCGCTTCGGCGTTAGCGTTGTTAACGGCGAGCGCTTCCGCCTGCTGCGTCTTCGCTTCCCCCGCCATCTTGTCGTCGTACGCAACGCCGCTCTCGTTGGCTTTCTCGACAGCGAGTTCCGCCTGAACGTTGCTGCTGCCTTCGATGATGCGGTTGACGTTCTCCGTCGACACGTCACCCGTCACGGACTTTTCGGGTTCCGACCCCGTGTCCGTCGTTTCGTCCGTCACGCCGTCGCCGTTCTTGTCGCTTTCGCTGTAGAACTCGGCGAACGGATCGGGAGGAACACCCGTTGCCGGCGCCTGCGACGTCGCAGACGGTACGCTCGGCGAACCGACGTTGGCGTCCGTCACCTTGTCCTTGTCTTCCGGCGCCGAGGCTGCCGGCGCCGTCGTGGGCTTCTTTGCCATTTCATCACTCCATGGATTGTGCGTGGCAACCATTTGTTGGCGCCTCGCGTGCTAGCGCCGTGAAGGATAGAGCGCCGGGGCGGGCGGTCAAGGCGCAAAAGCGGGAATATGGGGAGCGCGCCCCTACGGGGCGTTTAACATGTTCCGAAAACCGTACACTTCTGCTAATCACATTTTTCACACGGCTCGCTGATTTTTGGCAGGGGCACGTGGCCACTTTACATTAGCACAAATGTATCATAAGAATTGTGGGCTGCGGATTTTCCGCCGGGGAGGGCGGACTTCTAGGGCGCACCACCGCAGCCGCGCCCCGGCCCCCGTACC